AGGCGTTGCTGGGTCTATGTTACCCTTAAAGCCTTCAACGGCCTCTCGCATGGCCTCTACAAGCGCCTCTTGGCTAAGTGATGCTTTAACCCATTGTCCCGCCGCTTTGCCTTCAGCGTTGTAGTATGTGGACACGCCTTTAGCGACAAAGCCTTCTGGCACTGGCCGTGTGAAGTTATGCTCTGGCGCATACCCCTTTAGTGCCGCTTTTTTCTTGACTGCAACGTAAGCGTCACTTGCTGCGCCTACGTTTATACCTAATGCAATGGATGCAGCTTTTGCGCTCCCATGTGTTTGGATTGCTCTAAGCATCTCAAGCTGCCTTGGCGTGCAAAACTCAAAAAGCTTTTCATCAATGGTTAGCGGATAGGCCATTATTTGCCTTTCGGACAATCATAGTCGCATCATTTTATAGATGCAGCATCATTCCACGCCTTGACTGTGAGGCGATGCTTTATGTTGCAGTCTGCGTATTTGGCAATAATGTCAGCTTCCCAAAGCGCCCGTTCTGGGTCAATCAATACGGCTGGCGGATTATTGAGAGTCGGACACTTTGACGCTAGGTTTGCTGGTGGCATCGGCATTGGCATCACGGACACTGCTTTCGAGCAACCCGCGCAAAGCATCAGGAGCAGAGCAATCAACAGGAATGGCAGGAGCCGTTTTGTATATTTCACGAATGGTGTTTGTTCGTTCGGTTGCCACCACATCGGCTTGATTTCGTTCGTATTCATAGGTTTGCGAAACATTGTCTACCGCCTCTTGTTTTTTGACCCGTAGCTTTTCAGCTTTTTCTAAAGCTTTTGCATACGCTGCGTCACATTGCCAATCACGGACTTTGTATCCAGATGCTGCACCAATAATGAGCGCCCCCGCCAGCGCATAAATCATTATTGGATTAGGAATTAAAGCCATTGCTTATACTTCTTTGTCTTAGCTTTGCGGTCATCAAGACCGTGTGTTCCACCGTTTATGCGCTTTGTCAACGCAAGGATGGTAGCATCGCTTACGCCTTGGTCGCAAATTGACCATAGTTTATTGCGGTCAAAGAACCAAAGGGCGCTTTCAATTGCTAGTTCACCAGCTACCAAATCAGGGTTTTCCATAACATCAGGACGGTTGATATACTGCGAAAATGCCTTGAAATTATCATGGCCCGTCAATTGCAAAAAGCCTCGTCCGCGAAAACGATAACCGTCCCCGCTACTTTCTGGCCCGTTGCCCATACGGTTTGCATAGACACGGTTAGCAATCTTTTCTGGCTTGCGTTGATAGGCCGCTGCTAATGCGTTAGTTGGAAAGTATTTACCAAATATGCCGCGCAATCCCGCTGCGCCATAGTTAAGGTTTTCACTAGTAGCTTTCCAGTTACCGCTTTCATGGGCGCATTGAGCAAAAAAATGAGCCGCACGGTTGCCGCTTAACTTATAATAAGCTGCCGCTGTTTTTAAAGTGTTAGGGCCAAAAGCGCCATCTGCCGCAATGCCAATCTTTGCTTGAAGTTTTGCAAGGCTCATTTGTCTTTACCCTTATTCCAAAGTTCAAACAGCGTTTTAATCTTTTCTTCCGCAACACCAAGACGAACGTCCATTTTGGCAAGAATGATGGTCAACGAAATGAACGCCAGAACAATAGGCCAAAGCTGCCCAATTAGTTCAACGGTAGAGAGGTCACCCGCCATTTACGCCACCAGCACTGCGCCAATCTGGAAAATCGTTTTCGTCTACTACACCATCGCCATTGGCATCATACCGCAAGTCATTGCGATACTTTTCCCAAGGCTCCATTTCATCGTCTTCGTCAGGTGTATCAATAAACACCGTGCCTTGAGGGTCATCATAAACTTTAGGTGGTTCTGGTTGCGTTTCTGGTTCTTCTGGCTTTTTGTCACGCGCATTAGCATTTAAGCTCAAGCCACCAAGAAGGCCAACCAGCGCACCAATGATTGTTTGAAACGCAGGGTTAATCATTTCTAGAACAGCACTGCTATCTACAACGTCATTAGGAACAAACAGCCCAATGGCAAGCGCAAGAACAACAACAAGGATAACCGCTGACAATGTAACAATAGCTACACGCACAACAAATTCGACGGTATCATTAATACCATCTTGTTTGCTTTCAAATTCGTTTAAAAAGCCCATTAGATTATCCTTTATCTGGCATTATGCTGTTGCAGCTTGCCAGCCATAAGCTCTGCTAATATGACAAGGCCATAGCAGAATTTTAATTTAGACACAACAAAAGCGATTTGAGAAAAAGGTGATGCAATGACATTAGCTGAATGGGTAAATACCCTTGGAACCATAATTGCTGTAGTAATTAGCTGGAGCGTCAACCAAAGCATTTTATGGGCTATAGCTCACGGATGCCTTGGTTGGTTTTACGTCATATATTACGCCATTGCTTATTAAAGCGCCCCAAGCTTTGTGCCAACAAATCCCATTACGGCCATAATTAACGCAAGAAAAAACTTATCTATCCAGCCAGACGTTTCTTTGGATTTAGGTGCGGCAAGCTCAAGCGCAGACAGGCGGTCATCAATCTTAGAGATGGTTTTAAACGCACGCTCCAAAGCTTCTGCCGTTTGAAACTGTTGTTGCTCTACCAGTGCCAATTTAGTGATTGCCTCCGATAGTTTGTTAAGCGCGGTTTTGACCTCCACAACATCGCTGTGAAGCATTTCAAGTTTTACGGAAAGAACGTCTGGTGCGGTCATGTCATAATAGCCTTAAACATTCTCAACGCGCAGATAAACTGTCCAGTATTTGGTAACGCCACTTGCTGTTGCGCTTAAAGTGTAAGTATATTGTGATATACCGCCATCATAGCGGTCAAGCGTGAACACCATTGTTGTTCCAGAACCGCCGTTAGCTATGCTTGCAGTTGCAGCGGGTGTTCCACTGCCGCTTCTTGTCCAACTCCAAACAGCACTTTGACTGCAAGTGATTGTAATAGTAGCGGTATCGTATGCCACATCACTTGAAAGATAAACGGCAGTGCCAGCATTTGCACCACCATTTGGCGAAAAGCTTACGTTAGTTTTACCACGCAAATTATTCATAGAAATCGTGCCAGATGCCACGCCAGCAAGCGTTCTTACTACGCCCTCATTTAGCGAAATAACAGTTGTGCTAGACCTTCCAAGTTCAGTGTTGACTTGGCTCATTGATATAGTTCCACTTGGCAGTGTCATGGTTATGCAGTCCCGTATGCAGTGACGTTATCAATAGCTGTAAATGCACCCGCGCTGCTAAGTTTGGCAATAGTCACGCCATTATAGCGAAACAGTAAGTCAGTGCCGCTTTGAACGACAGTAAAGTTTGCCGCGACTAAGCTTGTTGCGTTGGTTGCGTTAGTAGCATTGGTCGCATTTGTTGCATTGGTTGCATTGGTTGCAGATGTAGCAGTAGTCGCGGATGTAGCTGTTGCAGCATTGCCCGTAACGCTAATAGGCCACGATGAACCAAAATCGGTTGCGTCTACTTGAAGTCGCAATACTGAACCAGAGCCCCAACCAATGTAAATTTTGTTTGTTAGTTGCGCTGTGCCGCCGCTCTGTTGGACAGGCGTGTAACCAAGCCGCGCAGGAATATCGACATAGTAAGCAGCGGCTTGGCCGTTTAAGTTGGTTGAGTTGGAAGCAGTTGCAGCGTTTCCAGTAACATTGATTGCCCAAGTGCCACTTGCGCCAGTGCCTGTCAGTGATGGAATATCAGTGCCAATGGCAAGACCTAAGTTTGAACGAGCAATAGCAGCGGTATTACCCGCTGTTCCACCATTAGCAATTGCAACAACACCGCTTACATTGCCAGCCGTTGTCGCGCTAGTTGCTGTAGCCGCATTGCCGCTAATAGCAATTGCCCATGTGCCTGTAGCGTTAGCACCGCCTGTTGATGGAGCGCCAACGGTATTGTAACTAATAGTCCGCGCCGTAGAACCGTTAAAAGTAGCTCCAGTTGCTGCGCCAGCACCGCCGTTGTTAAAAGTGACCGCCGCCGCCGTTGCGTTGGCTGTGGTTGCCGTTGTAGCAAGAGTAGCTGTAGCGGCATTACCAGAAGCGTTGCCTGATATGTTAATGTTCCAAGTGCCGCTGACACCCTCACCCGTTAAAGGTGTTCCACCAAGCGCAGTCAGTGCGGTAGATGCCGTTGATGCACCAGTGCCGCCATTAGCTACGCTTAAAACAGTGCCAGACCAGTTGGAGTTATTAATAGACGAAAGGGTTGCCAGTGAGCCAAGTCCAAGCGCAGTTCGTGCATTAGGCGCTGTTGTTGCGCCAGTGCCACCGTTAACAAGCGCGACAATGCCGCTGACGTTTGCAACGCTAATAGGCCATGCACCAGATGCGTTTGTGCCATCTGCACGGGCCATAGCCCGTCCTCCAACAGTTGCGCCATCGTGAACCCGCAATGCAGAGTTGGTTGTGTCAACAGTAACTTCACCAACAACTCCCGTGAAGGTTGTGTGCTGCGTAGCGGTTCCGCGCCGCATTTTTACCTGTTTACTCATTTATCAATCCCCAATCGTCGGTGTCCGTATATACAACTTCAATGCCATTCCAATCTTCCAACCCGCTAGAAAATGTAGCTACATAATCAGCAAACTGTTGAAGCGATAATGAAAATGAACGCGCACTTCCATAAAAAGATATAGCTTTGCTTTCAAACGTCAACTGCCCATCATTACGCAATGGCGTGGCGTTAACAGTGCTAATTGTTGGCCGTGTCGGGTCAACAATAACAGGCGCTGATGGATTTACCAGAGTGTCAATCCAAGTGCCAACAATGTTAGCATCTGGAACAAATGCAACCATGCTTGATAAAAGACCATCAATTGAGTCTGCTAATTCAGTTCCAAGCATTGGTGGCACAGTAGGTGGAGCAGCTATAAATGATGAAATATATACAGGTGAGCTTCCACTAACCGCAGAAAGGTCGCCCCAATTATAAGGGTCAAATTTTGCAGCATTAAAATATGATGCGACTGTATTGCAGTTGCTTGCAAAGTTTATTTGAGCATCAAGAAAAGCAAGGCTTTCACTAATAAAATTAGTAGGGTCGCCAAGGCGTGATGGCGAAACTGGAAGTGTTGAGATTGCAGTATATGGCATTATATCAACCCTTCTACTGAAAGTGAGCATTCAGATATAGATGGATTAGATAACACAACATTGAAATCGCGGTAATACCCCAAAACAATTGTTTCGCCTCTATCTGGGTCGCCTATATAAACTGCTGGCGTTGAACGTATAGAGGCAAGAAATTTATTAAACTGCCCAACATCTGCCGTTTCAACAGTGACATCATAATCTGCACGTTTGCTATATGGTCGCGTTGTAATGCTAACATTGCCAAAATCATCAATAGTTTTGACAGAATAATCTTTAATTCCAACAGATGTGCCAAAGTTAGTAACCGCTAACACAGATTTTTGTCCTATTATCATTTCTCCACATGAAGCCGTGCCAGCCCCTGCACTAATAATAAGCTGAAATGTGGCTCCAGAATAATTTGGAATATCTATAAAGGCCAGTTCTGTTGCGCCTGTTTCAGCTATTGGCAAAAAATAATAATTGAAATAGCTGTTTAAGCCAGTATAGTCAGTTAAACTGACAGTCTGGTTATAAACTATTGTGCCACCAGATGTGCGAACAATTAACTGTGCAGTAGCCCCATCAACGTCAAACAAGACAACAGAATTGCATACTGTAGCTGGCGTAATAGTTACGTTAATACTACTCGCATTTGTAGTGCCAGAGCCTACAGATATATCAAACATTTTAAAACGGTTAGTTGCGCTTACATAAAGCCATGATGCAGGAACCGCCGCCGCGCCTACGTCTGGTTGGGCAGTTGTAGATGCAGCAACAACTTCATAGATTTTGTGGTCATAAATACGGCGAGTGCCTAAAGTATAAGTCCCAGCCGACCATACTGCATAGTCAGTTTCAGCAACATTAGTTGCAGTTAAGGTTGCAGCCGTGACAGTCGCTGGCTTAATAATAATCACTGGCATCCTCCCTAATATCTGGCAGACCATCACCATCCCAACGGTCAAGCAATTCAAAAGACTTGCCCGTGTTTTTAGCGACTTGATATAGGGCCGTATACAACACATTACTCATATTTGATAGTTCACCAGATGTTTGGTCTGCATTAGCAGAGGCCGTGTTATTGCCGTCAAAGGTTAAGTCAGTGCTAGTGGCGTTTATCATGCCACCCGACAAAGCGTTTGATGCCAAAGTTTCACTAAGGCTTGCATCAAGCCATGCGCGTATCCGTGCTACTTCAAGCGCAGATGTTGCACTGCCTAGCGTTGCTTCTTCAATTGAACGGCTTAGTTCTGGAAGCTTGCCAAGTGCATCAAGATTGCCATTCCGTGCTTGCGCCGTAAGTGTAGCAAATTGAGCCTTTAACAGAACAGAAGATGATGACGCATTAATGCCGCGCAGACGGTTAATTTCCTCAACAACCGTTTGGCTAACGCTTGCCAGTGTGTCAGCATATTTCTGCATAGCTTGCGCCGCATCTTCCGCAGCTTTGACTTGTGCATCAGCCGCATCTTCCGCAGCTTGTGCAGCAATTGCATCTGCTTCCGCCCTAGCTTGCGCTGCCCAAATTTGCTCTTGAAGACCAACAAGCGTTGCATCAATAGTTTCTAATTCCATTGCACGGCGCAACGCCAATGCTTCTACGGCAAAACCTTGCGCTTCAAGCAATTCAATTTCAAGAACACGGCGCTGTTGAGCAATAGACAAAGCTTGTTCAGCAAGTCTAGCTTGTTCGTCGGCAGCGGCCCTAGCAGCTTCAGCCGCAGCTTCAGTTGCCACCCGTGCATCTTCAGCGGCATAAATCTGCAATTGTAGGCCACGCAAGCTTGCATCTATCGTTTCAATTTCCATTAAACGACGAGCGGCCAACGCTTCAAGCGCAAAGCCCTGCACTTCTAGCAGTTGAATTTCAAGCGAACGCTGGTCACGAGCAAGAGCCAATGCTTCTTCCGACACGCGCTGTTGTTCAGCGGCCATAGTTCTTGCAGCTTCAGCAGCCGCTTCACTGGCAACCTTAGCATCTTGCGCTGCGTAAATTTGTAGCTGTAGGCTACGCAAGCTTTCATCAAGTGCAGCCAATTCTATTGCACGGCGTGCTGATAAGGCTTCAGTTGACCTACCAAGTGCATCCATCAATTGAATTTCAAGGTCAACTCTGCTCTTTTGCAAATCAGCCGCTACTTTAGCAGCCGCAGATGCAGCCGTTGCAGCCGCAGCAAGAGCATCATTAGCAAGCTTGGCATCTTGCGCTGCATATATTTGCAGTTGCAGACCGCGCAAACTTTCATCCATTGCTTCAAGTTCAGCATTACGCCGCGCAGCTAAAGCCTCACTTGCAAAGCCCTGCGCCTCAAGCAATTGTATTTCCATTGATGCGCGTTTGTTTTGCAAATCTTGGACTGCTTTGGCAGACTTTTCCGCAGCATCAGCTACAGCCTTTGCAGCCGCCACTTGCTTTTCAGCAATTTCAGCTTGTGCATCAGCTACCTTTTTAAACGCTGGAGCCAGTTGCAGCATTGCAAAATATGCTTCTTGTCCTGCCGTGCTTGTAAGGTCTAGCCCAAGCACCGCCAACTTAAACTGCTCAATGGTAGAGATGGAAGATAAACCAAGGCGCTGCAATTCGTCAGAAACAGCTTTCGTAATAGGCGCAAGCTGCTCTGCTTCTGTTAGAAAATTGTCACGGAAATAATTGGTTTGCTCAACAAATTGGTCAAGGCTTTCAAACATTTGCACCAATGCGCTGCGTGCAGCCACGCTAGAAATGCCGACAGCGCCAAACTCTTTGCCAATGGAGCGCAGTGCCACATCAACAACTTGATACTCACGAGCCACCCGCGCAAAGGTTTCAAATAGACCTTCACCAATTTTCTGCATTGTTGACAAGGACGGCAACAAAGCCCCAGCCATTTGGTCGCCAACCTTTGAGAAGATAGCGTTAAGCTGTTCTTCAATTTCACTACCCGTCAAGCCTGACAAACTTATTCTGCCAATGCTAACCTCAAAGCTATCAAGAATGGCTTGTGCGCCATCCAAGCCAATAACATCAGCGCCATCAATCAAGCCCTGACGCAAGCTTATGATAACGCCCGTAATTGAATTGCGAACGTCTTGGTCAATAGAACCAGTTGTGGTTTGATAGCTTGTCTTTGTGCCGCCACCGATGCCAAGGAAGCCAGACTTCTTTTTGACCTGTTCAACAACTTGATATGTGCTGCCACTAATGCCGCCAGCAATAATTTCTGCAATAGATGATGATACAATGTCAATGCCAAGGTCTTGCAATGAGCGTGTGGTGCTTGACGCGCCAATGCCAAGGAAGCCACCAGAGCCGCTTGCGCCTAGCTTTTGACCAGATGTGTCAAACATACCGCCGCTGACAGATATTTGCTTGGCTACATTGTTTGACAGGTTAGCCATGTTGTTCTGGATAGAGCGAAGCGACAACAGCATTTGATTGCTGTATTCAAGGTCTGTGTTGCTGTTTTCAGACATAATCTCCAGCGCACGGTTAATGCTGTCAGATTTGGCCGTGCTATCACCCAGCACGCTCCCAGCGCCTTGTGCAGCTTGCATATCTTCTGCCGTAGGAATGCTTGGAGTTGCTACGCTGCCACCCTTGCCGCCCAAGCTTGCCATGACAGCAATCATTGCAGCAACAATGGGGAAAGCATAAATACCAAGCTGGCTAAACATCTTTGACGCGCCAGATGCTGTTTGCGCCGCAGTCTTAGTTGCTTCTGTAGCAACTGTGCTTGTAGCTTCAGCCGTGTTCATTGCCATTGCCTTAATTGACATAGCAAACTCAAAAGCACGGAAAGCAGTTTCAGCCGCTTGCATCACTTTATAGCCTACAGACTTTTCTTTAAAGAAGCCCTTGGCTGATGCCGCTAAGTTTCCATAAAGGTTAATCTCGTTGCGGAATGATTTTTGCTGCGCCATACGGCGACCAACTTCATCTTTGTTGTCTTTGCTCATTGCCTTGGCAAGAACCTCTTGGCGCTTGGCAAAATCATCATAAACATTGACCAAGCCACCAACAGCCTTGCCAACATTTCCAAAGACACCCTCAAGGTCAATGTCAAAGGTCATATCTTTGACCTCTTGCATAGCATCCTTAATAGCCTGTAAACCATCAACGGTTTTTTGAAGACCAGCTTCTTGGGTAGCCTTGGCAATAAACTGCTCATAGGCATCCGTGCCTTCTTTTAGGCCAGCGGCTAAAGCAGCAAATTTTGCAGCCTGTAGGACAGCGGCATCGCCAAGCAATCCCATTAGTATAATTTCTTGTTGTAACGCATTTATGCGCTTGTTTTGGTCATCCAAAACCTTAGCGTCAGAGCCAGTTGAAATAGCGGCTAGGTATTTGTCATACTCTGCCGTGCCTTTAGCTAATTGAGCATTTTCCAAAGCGCGAACGGCAATAGCTTTTTCACGTTCTTTTGCGCCCATGCCAATTAATGTGTTTTCAAATAACAGGTCAGCCAACGTGCCTTTAATAAAGTCTTGGCGTTTTTTTTCGTTATCAAGTTCTAGTTGTTTTGCTTCATTGGCCTTGCCCTGCGTTAAAATAAGTGCAGAAAGCGCACCGCGATTAGCTTCACGAGCCATAGCCGCTTTTATTTCATATTCATTAGTGATGCCAAGATACTTGCCTGTTTCTACTAAACCCTTGTAATACTCCATTAAGGCATCTGTTGCCTCTTTGGTCTTTTTCTTTGAGGCATCAGCGCCTGCACCAGCCTTGGCAAATCCATTTTCGCCTAAATTGACAGCCGCATCGTTAGCTTTGTTTGCTTCTGCGCCAAGGTTTGCCAACGCAACAATTCCGTCGCCAACTTGCTTAGTAAATCCGCCAACATAATCTTTTTTAAATGCTGCGCCAAAAGCGTCTGTAATATCTTCACCCTTGAAGATAGCAGTTACCGCCGCCCAAAGCCCCGCAAAGAAGCCAATTTGATTATTGATAAACCCTTTAATAAAGCTACCAATTGCAGAGAATACACTGTCAAAGACACCGCCCAGCCACGCAAGCCTTGGCGCTATTGAGCCTATAGCTGAAGACCAGCCTTCACGAAAAACTTTAGCGGCAAAAGTCACGACCTGTTTAATAACTTCAAAAATGCCAACAAACACATCGCCAAGCCGCACCGTTTGGCCTTGGACTTGAACCTGTGCGTCACGATTAGCGTATAGCAATGTTGTAACTGCTATGATTGCAGTCGCTACAGCAACAAAAGGATTGAGCATCATGGTCGCCGTTAATGATGCAAAAGATGTCTGTATCATTTTAAGGCCAGCACTAAAAACAGCCGAAGCCGTTCCAGTAGCCCCTAAAGCCATTTGCAGCCCCACTACAGAGCGAATGTAAGTTGCGATAAAGCTTATGCCCATACTGGCTTTTAATGCCACAAAAGCCAGCACAGCGCCCCCAGCGGCCACCGCTAGAACATCAAGGTTTTCTGATAGCTTAGATATAAACAATGCAAGCGTTCTGGTTATGCCCAGCGCCTCATTGCTACCGCCGACAAATTGTATCAAGGCGTTGCGAAGCTTGGTCATTGACTGCCCAAAGGTCATGGGCATTTTAGCCGCCTCAACCTCAACGCTGTCTTTCATTTTCATAATGGCGTTAAATACTTCAGCGCCTGTAAGCTTGCCTTGAGCGCCCAGCTTCCGCAACTCACCAACAGTAATGCCCATGCCTTCAGCAATCATGGTGGCAACGCGAGGCATACCTTCCATGACTGAATTTAGTTCATCGCCCCGCAACGTGCCAGATGCAAAGGCTTGGCCTAGCTGCATCAATGCCCCAGAAGCTTGGGTTGAGCTTGTGCCCGAAACTAGCAACGCTTTGTTAATGCTTTCAGTAACCGTTAAAACTGACTCTTGGCTAACGCCTAGTGACTTAGTTGAACGCGCAAGCCGCGCATACAAGTCTACAGTGCCTTCATAACTGACACGGCTATTCTGCGCCATTTCAAATAAGCGGCCTTGAACAGCGGCTAATTCAGAAGTGCTAGAAGTAACCAATCTAATTTGGCTTTGCATATTAGTAAACGTATCAGCCATTGTTACTAATTCACGGGCAATTAAGCCAAAGCCTATGCCAGCTAATGCGCCGCGCAAATTACCGAATGTTTTTGTGAGGCCATTTGACTTTTGTTCAGCGCCTAAAGCTGCGCTACCCAAAGCATTTAGGTCAGCTGTGGCAGACTTAATTTCGCGGCTATCTACGCCAATTCTTAGGTTTGCTAAATCTGCCACGCTTTGACCTCGCTGAATGGTGATTGCTTATAGCGCAAAACTATTGACTTGTCTTGCCCACATTAAAACTATCAGCCCATGATGACATTGCTTCAGCAATTTTACTTCGCCTTGCGTCAGTCATAATGTTGGGGTCTACCCAAGGTGGCGGAAAATTAGCATCACTGGCTTGTCCCAGCATATACGCATAGTCCTTAGAAAGACTGCGTATCGTCTTGGCTTCCCAAGGTGTAAGGTTGACACCCTGATTATATTGCCACGCTACTAGGTCAATCTCATCAATACCAACTTGACCGCCCATGCCAGATGGCTTGGATGGCCCAACTTCAAATAAAATCTCTAGCAAGTGAGTGCCAGCCTCAACGTGAGGCATGGCATCCGACTTGGTTTCTCGTCTTGGGCGCTTGGCCTTTGACGGTATTGTGTTCAACCACGCTGCGTGTTTAACGAAAGTTGATAGTTGTTCAATCGTTTGCGCGAAAAAAGTTAGCGCGGTTCCCGACAAACTCCTGCACTTGTTCTTTAATCCAAGCCCAGTCAGCATATACTTTGCGGACGTTTTCTGGATTGCATTCAAGCTTTTTGCCATCTAGTTCAAAGCCAGACCATGCAATTGTAAGCTTGACTAAATCGTCAATGCTATCTTCCGAAAGCTTTTCAGCATCAAGGTCAAGCGCCTTTTTGCCTTTAGCCATGCGGTTCAATGCGGCCTGTTGCTTGCCAAGTTGAAGCTTGCGGTAAATTTTACTGTCCTGTCCAAGCAGGGTCACAGTCATACCCTTAATAAGTTCTTCCGTTTCGGGATGCACAATATTAAGAATAGCGCCATCGTCAGCCATAACTGGCTTTAATGAATTAAGGTCAAAAGACATATTAAAACTCCATCCGATGCGTCCGATTAAAGTTCTCCCCTGCCGTAGTCGGACGCAGCCACGGCAGGGAAGCTTTTATGTCGTTAAACCTTAACGACCGAATTGTCGATTTCAAGCGTAACTTCTGCCATAGTGATGGCATCAGCATTGCCGACATTCGTTTTGTAAGACATAACTTGAGCAGTGAAATACTGGATGTCACCGTTTACAAGCACAACCTTAACGGAAACGCTTGCGCTGGCTCCAGCGGCGGCGCTGCCCTTAGTTGCTAGAATAACCTGACCAGCGTCTGTGTCAGACAAAGCCATTGTCAAAGTAACAGAACCATAGTTTAGCGAACCACGGCGCTTTGCAACAACGCCAGTTTTAAGAGGCGTGTGAGTAGCAAGCGCAGCTTCTGCACCAAACGCTGGCAAATCAGCAAGTTCGCCACAGGCAGACCACGTTAGAGCAGCAAAACCAGTAGCATCATAAGTAGCGGGAGCAGTAACCGAAACGGAAACAACTGTCCCGACTGAAGAAACAATATCAGACATTAAAAACCTCCATGCACGAAGAAACTAAAATAAAACCCTTGCGAATGACAAACAAATCACCGCAAATCGCGCTTCATGTTATCAATAGCAATTCTCACCATACCACCTTCCGCTTGTTTAGACCAGCCTTCAAACTCAAGGCGGTATATGTAGGGAAGGTTGTTACTTATCCAGAATACATTGCCAGTAGCTTTGGCAACATCTGGCATTGCACGGCCAATAGATAATCCTTCAGCCGCACTCTTGCCACCAGCAAATTCAATTTCTTGATTAGATGGTGAGCCAATAGATGTAAACCAGTTGGCCTTAGCCCTGCCGCTATCTACTGGCGTGTTATAAACTATGTCTTTGAGTAAATTAAAGCATAGTTCACGAACAACTTTGTCTGCGTTACCGCCTGTTTTTTTAATAAACTTATTAATGTCTAAGGCAAATGTGGTCATACAAATGCTCTGTATGTAATTGACACTGGAACAACCCAGCGTTCACCAGACATAAAAGCGGCGGACTGTGACGTTGATAAGATGGTTACAGTAACGCCCCCATAGGTAATTCTTTGACCGCGCACAAATGCAGCGGCCACGGCATCAGCGGTAGCACGGCCAACGCCCTTTCCTACATCAGAAGGGGAATATACAAGCACTTGGTATATGCCGCCAAATTCATCAGAGGCTTGGTTAGCAAAGCCAACAGGAATAGTGTTGCCAGCAATTAGGCTTTCAGCAAGGTATGCTTGGCCTGACGTTGGTTTAAAAGGAACGTTTTCCCACGCCGTTGGTAGCTTGAGAGTTGCAAGTTGCGTAGATAGCGCAGCGCCAATTTTAGTAAGGCTCATCAAACGGCTCCGCTACTTGCATATCTACCGCCACTTTTTCGCCATTATCTAGCAAAAGAATGTAAGCAATAATACCGCCATTGTTATCATGCAGTATGCTGTCAAGCGTTCCTACATTCCATTCACAAGGAAACCAAACTCGCGTGCCTACTTGCATCAGTTAGCCCTTACCTGACAAATAAAGATAATGTCTTGGCCTGACAGCCTTATACTTTGAATGTTCATAATGCGGTAATCTGTGCCATTTACAGACACATGGCAACCAATGACAGGAGTTGGCGTAATTAGTTGAAGGATAAGTCGTATATCACCCGCTTGAATTACGACCCCATCTACTTCTTTTGTTTTGTATTGTGAGGGATAGCCAACGGCATCAATTGTGCTTGTGACACTAACGCCGTTGGCCTCACCTGTTATGGGGTCATACAATACCCCTTTTGTAAATGTGACAGTTACAGGCTCACCAAATTTGGCAAGTAAATTAGCCGCTGTTTGAGCCTGTTTAATCATTTACTTAGTATTCAATCAATGTGGCTTTGATACCAGTGCCGCCAGTGACAGTAATGACACCCTTCAAATACTGGTCAATGCTGTCAAGCGGGATAGCAACACAAGCAGAAGCGGCAATTGAGCCAGTTGAGTAGCCAGCCGCTACACTAACGCTTCCAATGCCCTGCACAGGCACTGTAGTGCCATCTGCACCGTCTATGTTAACAGTAAGTGCGCCGCCAGTTACGTTATCAAGAATAAGCACTGAAGATGCACTTGCGTTATAAACCAATGTATCAGATGCAGAAAGAGTAGTGCGGTTAACAACTCGTGCTCCGCTGCCTTGAACGCTTGTAGAAACAATATTTGCCATTTAATTCACTCCAATTAAAGTTAAGTTCTCATAATTCTTACTTGACCTAAACCACCATCAACGGAAGAAAGAATGTATGGAGACAACATACGGTTTACAAATATATAGCGTTGTGACGGGTCAGAGTAATCTTGGTATTCAATTTCAATAACATCAATTTTTTCACGTTTTACTTTTTGGCCTTGGTCAGCAATTAGCGTTTCACCAGTAGAAGCACGAAGCGCCATTTCTATACAGGCATATTCTACTGCAAATGGAATTGCATTAGCGTCTAACAAAAAGCCATCAATAATTACGTTAGTTCGCGGCCATGATAATGTTTGGGTTACAGTTATTCTGTTACCCTTCCAAGCATCACGGTAGGTAGCCTCAAGGTAATCGGTTGCTTTTATCAACGCCTGTTGTTTAATGGTATTAGTAAGCGTTGACCAACCAGTAATCCCACGGTCAGCTACATAGCTATCCGCATCCGAAACACTAGCATAACTATTGGCGTTTGGGACACCAGCCCCTGTTTCGACTACGAATGCCATTTAATTAACCCTTTTTTGGACGACCACGCTTTGCAGGAGCATCTTCAGCTTCTTCTTCATACGCTACTAGCGTATCTTCTGCTTCTGGTTCAGCTTCTACTTCTGGCTCTACTGGCTCAACTTCTTCTTCCAGCCTAACGTGAATAGGTGTTCCAGCGGGTGCAAAGATAGCATCAATAATTTTGTAGCCTTCAGCTTGAAGCTTTGCTTTGCGCGATACGCTTACTGGATGTGGCTCATAAATAATTTTAGCCATAAACAATCCTTTCATTAAGGTTAGGGGCCATCCAACTGGACAGCCCCGTTTCCCTTACTTACAGAGCAGCGTCACCGATAGCAAGAACACCAGCGGTGTGCTTGATGGATGTTGCTACTTTATCCCAGTTCGTGCCAGTTGCAAGTTCTCCATCGGTTGGCGATTTGCCACCGTTGGTAACATCCCAAGTGTAGCCCTTAACAGCTACGCCAAAGGTGTAATCAACTTGCATCGTCGTTTCAATGCGGGTCTGACCGTTGTTGGTTTCGATGTTGCTGATAACGTCACCGCCATCATAAACAACAGCCGCACCATCAGCCAAGCCAAGTGCGCGTGCCTTGTTTGGCGAGCCAGCGGTATAAAGCGCAGGAGCGTCAGTAACAATAACAGGGCGACCAAGGATGTCCACAACTTGAACATTCTGTGCAACAAACAACTGTGCGCCGTTGGTCAAGTTCTGACCAATAAGCTTGTGGTAGGTTGCGCCGTTGATGACATTGGCAACGATGTTTGACGAATGGTCACCAAACAAAGCATTTGCGCTGTTCATTGTTGCATAGCTAAGTGCGGCAGTAGCAGAAACGTCAACGGTTGTTGCTGTGCTTTGGTTAGCAATTGCAGCCACGAGACAAGCAATAGCAGTGTTTAACTGGTCAGCCATCAAAGCTTCAGCAAAGTTACGCGATGCAACTTCAATGCCTTCCGAAGTAGGCTTCTGCAACCAAGTAAGCTGCGAAGGCTCAAAACGGATTGGGCCAAAGCCACCAGCAACTTTAACGCCGCTGATTTGAAGCTGCGAAAGGTCAGTTGGCGAAGCAGCGGCTTGTGCCGCATAACGGTCTACACGGCGCTGCGCGGAGTGAATGGCAGCGAAGAACGACTCTTGATAAAAGTCACCGTCAAAGCCAGTGGTGGTCAAACGGATTGCGCCGTTGGATGCACCGTTAAATTTGTCAACCATTTGCGAGAGTGTCTCGATAGTGGCTGGCATTACATATTCGTTGAATACTTTCATTTGCGAAAGTGACATAACTAAAAATCCTTATGCTAAATCAGGGAACATATTTTTAATTGCGTTTACCCGCTGCCCTTTATCACCACCTAAGTTACCTTTGGGCGCGATAGGTGAACCATTACCGTTTCCGCCAGTGGCTCCACCACCAGAATTAGCGGGAGCAGAAACAAAGTGTTTACCTTCATCACTAGCGGCCCATTCAGTAATTGCTTCAAACAACGGCTTTTCACCCATAAGCGCAGAATATTGACCATTTTCCGCCGTTACTTTGGTATTTGCCTTTAACATCGCCTTTGCAGCCGACATAAACTCTGGCTTAATACCCGCCTTCAGCATCGCATCGTTTAGCCCATTATCAATTAAATAAGATTGCAATGCACCGTCTTTTTCGGTCAGGTTCTTTTGCAAGGCTTCAATTGTCTTTGCGCTATCCTTTGTGGTCTTGGTTAGTTCTGACTTCAGCGCGTCATTTTCATTCTGCAACGCTGCGTATTCAGTAGGGTCAATGTCTACACCTTTAGCTTTAGCCTTGAATGTTTTAACTTCACCTAGCAACTGGTTGTTCTTGGCGCTCAGCACTTCGATAGCTGCTTCTAACTCCGTGATTCTTTCTTCGCTCATAAGTTTGTCCTCTGGACTATTGTTGCCCCTCTGGGGCGGGTAACGCATCGGCTCTGCCTTTGCATCAGCTTGCTATTAACACATTTAGAAATGGTTGACCATATCGTCATGGTTTTCCATATTTGCTTTCCAGTTGTGTTAATGTCAAAGGATTGCCACGCTGGTCTAATAGCTGGCTTAATGTTATTTTTTTTGACCGCCACAAGTCAGCACGGCCCTTGCCTAGCATTTCATCTGCAAAAGCGGGTGGCTTGTTCTTTAGGAATTGGTCAAAGGTTAAGTCTTGGGCAACTGCACCATCCATGCTTGCGCGGGTGCGCGGAGCTATTTGGTCTTCAGCCTTGCCCGTTATTTCAGACATAGAGCGCGTAACTGGAACAGATGTTGAGCGGCATGAAAAGTGTGCTGGTGGCCCACCGTTCCAAGGTATGCTGTGGCCTAAAGGTTTAAAGTCTGGAAACGACCATGTTTTGCCAGAGCGTGCAATACATACGTCAGAGGTGCGGCTATCCAGTGTGGCTACCCATTGCACCGCTTTAATGATGTCAGCGTTCTCTAAATACCCCGCTAGGCGAACGTCATTAGCTACAGTCTGCGTTGCTGTGCGTGTAATGGTCATTGCATCGCGCCGTGCCTTAGCAAGCGGCTCACCGCCCTTGTCGCCCTTGCCAATAATAGCTTTGGCAATCTGGCTATTGGTTAAGCCAAGGCTAATGCCATTTTTTATCTCGCGGTTAATATTAAACCTTGCGGTTTCATTTAATTGTGTAAACCAGCTACCAATGGTCGCGCCTTGACTAAGCGATGATTTAGCTATCTCGTTTATAACGCTAGTAGGCGGCAATACAGCGTCAATGCCTACGCTGGCAAATGCAGCGTTCATAAAAGAAGCTTCTGATGCGGCAATGCCAGCAAGGTCAGGCGCTTCAATACTCATAATAATTGTTAGTTCAGCAATAGCCTTGTCTAGCCGCTTGCCTTGGTATTCAGTCAACTCCTTGCCCTTTAACGCCTTAGTGATTGCTATTGCAATGTTATCAAGCTGTTTATTAATGGCAATGTTCTCGCCAGCAATAATGCGCTCCAACAGAAGCTGTCGGATTGTTAAAAGGTCAAGGAGTTGGTCTGATGCATTCATTAATTAGGCTTGGGCAACTGGCTCTGCGCCTGTTCCATTAGCTTACGCATAATGGGGTCAGATACGCGATGAGGCAATTCAGCAAGAGCAGCCAAGATAACATTAATTTCGTTGATGCTTACATTCAACGCCAATGTTGGCTCTTGTGGCTGTTCGTCTGCGTCTACCAATTTATCAAGTTGCGGGTTCATTTACAGCGTCCAGTTCTGGTTCAGTTGGTGGCGACCAAGGCAGTTCATTGCTTGGCACTTCAACAACAGGGTCTTTGATTAAGGCAATTTGCTTATTAATTTGCCCGTCAATGTGGTCTTTATAAGAACCAACTACCACTGCTTGTATCCATGCAATAATGTCTGCTTCAGTCAATTCCTCATAAGGAATGAAATTGTCAGGGTCAACGCTTGACAATGGAAAAGGAGTAGCGCCGTTAAATACGCCGCTGTCACCATCTTCATCAGTGCCAGTGCAAGTCCAATTTGTTTGAACCACAACATTGTTGATGCTGCCATCAGTGGTCTTTTTAAGCGATGTTACTGCATATACATAAGTTAGTGCCATTTAATTAACTCCTATTTTTTAATGTTTCTACTTCAACTCGTAATTCTTTTATAGCTTCAATTAACACGCCGACAAGGTTTCCGTAGGCAACAGACAGAGTGTCATCCTCACCAATACCTTGTTGAACAACTTGGGGCATAACCTCCAACATTTCCTGAGCTATAACGCCAACGCCAGCCTCACCCGTATCTATGCGAGTGTAGGTAACGCCACGCATCTTGCTGACAAGTTCAAGCGCGTTGGTTACGGTTAAAACGTCTTTTTTTAGTCGAGCGTCTGAATATGCCGTGACGTTACCAAGCATGGTAAGGTTGCCGCTGCCGTCCATTTGGAAAGCGTTGCTGCTGGCTGACCAACCACCGATGCGGAACACGTTATCAGTTCCAAGTCCCATGTTAATGGCATACGCACCAGCGCGGTGGAACGACACAGCCGCCACCGTTGTAGTGCTACCCCTAATGGAGATAGAGCCAGTGTCGTTGGCAGTGTTTACGTCTGTGGAAGGACTATTGCGGCCAGTTATTAGGTCGGTAAATGTAGCGCCGTTTAAATATGAGCCACCATTGGGGTCAAGATAATAGCCACTGTTGTTGCTGTCGTAGTAAATTGGTGCAGAGGCTAAACTTCCTGCACGAAGCGCGTTTAGTGTCTGGATGTCGCCATCAACAAGCAAGCGAACAGAGAAATCGCCACCATTAGCGCCAGGAGAACCAAAGATGCGGAAATCAGCCTGTGGCCCTTGGTCAGTAGTGTTATATACTGAAATTCCAGGATAATTTTCCCATTGACGGCTATAAGAACAACGCTGATTTATGTTGTCAAAACTGTAGAGAACCGAATTGCTATTCGGGTCAACGTAGTAACCAGTGCTGTTCTGGTCATAGAATATCGGCGCTCTTACATCGCTTGCTGACGATATAATTGAACCAGTCATTGTAAGGTTGCCAGAGTATGTGCGGCCACTGGTGTTTAGATACTCAACCCACGCGCTAAACGTGCCATTGCTTACGTTGCGCTGTAGCAGCCGCCTTTCGTTATCTTCCCAACCCCAAGCAACTTGCGTCCCCCAATAATTGCTTGCGTTTGAGTGCCGCATACTTTCGTAGAACCACCATGTTCCAGCGGGGCCACCGCTAGAAATGTCGCCATGAAAGTTATAGGCTTGTGGCGGCGTATTTTGGAAGCCAGTATTCCAGTTAGCGTTTGTGTCCTTGCCGCCTAAATAGGTAAAGGTCTTGCTAAGGTTGCTGTCACCGTTGGGATTTATGTAGTAGCCAGTGTCGTTGCTGTCGTAGAAGATTGGTGCGCGCCAACTAGCAGTAGACGTTCCAATGCCATCAGCACCGTTAAGAGTGATTACTGTGCTGCCGCTGTAAGTTCCACTAATAAGGCGAATGCGAGCTAAAGTGGAGTCGCCGTTGCTACCAAGATGAAGCGTTGTGCCACTACCACCAATGTGGCTGCTACCTAACCATATACCATTAGAAAATGTGCTACTTTGATTGATACGAAGATAGCTGTCGGCAGTTTCAAGAGCGGTCTTATTGTTACCAGAAAGCGTGTTAATATTCGTTGTGCTGGCTCCATCAAAGAAGAACGCAGTGTTATTGCTGTCGTAAAAGGCTGAACCGTATATGTTTGCAGCTCGGTTAACGTCATAAACTACAGAATAACGCCACGGGTTATTTGTAGCCGTGTCACCGTTTTGAGTGCGGAAAGCGAGTGCGTAACCGCTTTCGCTGTAAGGCGCATTGAAAAACAAGTCGTATGCGCCGTGACCTAGCCGCACAATAGGGCCAGTAAACGGCGCATTTAGGGCGTATGTGAAGCCCGTGCTGTTTGTTAGCATGGTATTAGCGTCAAGCGTAAAGCCAGAATAGAAAACGGCATTTGTTGTAGCGCGGCCACCAAGTGTCAGCGTATTCAGAACCGAGTTAGACGCTGCGTCAATATAATACGCAGTGTTGGCGCTATCGTAGTAGATAGGCGCACGGGCGCTGTTTCCGATATTCACATAACCAGTGGTCTGTGTGTTCAGTTCAATAGTGCTGTTGCTTAGAGAGTTAATCCAGACAGGAGAGCCAATTCCATCTATGTGGAAGTTCCCATCGTCATAAAGTCTACCCGTGGCTCCTGTGTAAGTGTTAGGTGCTTTAAGAAATGTTCTGGCATTTAAAGTGCCAGCACGACAATCAATCCACACTGCGTTTTCGCCTACAGGGACAGTCTGTCCCGTAATGCTTGGGCCAAAGCCAATGCCAAACCATGATTGAAGCTGTAGGTTAGATGTAGTGCTGCTTGCACCGTCCCCGCTTGTTCCCCGAATGAATGTGCTTCCCGCACCAGCAAAATTGATGCCGCCACCTGTTGTTCCGCTGTTAACAGGAACAGTCAGTGCGCCCGTAAGTGTTCCGCCAGTAAGGGGCAGAAAGCCCGTTATTGCTCCACCAAGCGTCAGTGAGCCAGAGCCAGTAACGCTACCTGTTAACGTAAGCCCACTAACAGTTCCTGTGCCAGCTACTGACGTGACTGTCCCTACGTTTGTAGTGTAGCCGCTTGGATTAGTGGCGTTGTAGGGCGTGTAGCCAAGGGCCGTAGCAATAGACTTCTTTTCCCAGAGGCCAGACGTTGTGTTGTAAAACAGGCCATCATTGTTCGCTGGATTTTGCGCCGATACATCGTGCAATTCATCCATCTCATAGCCGTTTTGCACTTTAACGAATAGCTTGCCCTGCGAAGGGTGGGCGTGTTCAACAACGGCAACATATACCAAATGCTGTGGAGCATAAGGTTTAGTGGCCGTAAATGTTCCAGCCGTTGTTGGACTTAGGTAAAGCTGTTGCCCATCCGTAAATGCAGACGTATCCATGCCTGTTAGGACGCCAATGACAGTGACATAGCCCGTTGCGTTATTGGCAAGGTTAGCGGTCATCAAGCCAAGCGTTTGGGCAGACGTTGAGTCGCTGTTTGCAATGGCTTTGGCAACCGTGCTGTTTTGACCAAGCGAACCATTTATGTAAACGACAGTGCCTTTTGCCAATGTCGCGCCAGTGTTGTTGCGAACAAGCGCAACGACATTAGTGGTGGAACCAGCAACAGCAACGGAAAGGTCGCGGGTTGCGCCACTACCAGTTACAGTAACCGAACCATCAGCCGATGTTATGGTGGTGATGCCGCCACTACCGCCCACCTCAACAATAGATGCAGTTCCATCGTCTTTCTTGGTGTAAACCTTACCATCATAGGTATTGATAGCAAGTTCGCCCAATGCAAGGTCTGCAATGCTTGGTATCTTTGCAGGAACCGCGCTGCGCTTAAACTTCAATAGTGCCATGTGGCTTCCCTTTATTGCTATATAGCTGGGTGGTATTGTTTAGAACGTGCCTAAGTCAACAGTTCCTACAGCAAGTGTTACAAAGCCATTGCTGGCATCTTTAGTCATTTCCATTGATGCGTTCATGCGTATTACGCCATTGCTGCCATCAGTGCCAAAAATGTAGCCAGCCGTGCCGCCAGCGACAACAGCAACTTTTTCATCGGTATCGCCATTAGGAATGTTAAGCGCCGTTTTGAAATCGGCAATGCTAATCTTCTTTTCTTTAACGCCTGTAGCACTTGCGTCATGTATCATTAGCAAATCGGCTGCACCATCAACTGCGCCAATTGAACCAAGGTCATCAACGGCAGGAACAATGCCCTTAGATGTGGTAGGGTCTATGGCAACGTGTAGGGTTGCTCTATCTGTGGTAAAGTGCTGCTCACCAGCAAGCATTCCTGTGGTCGGCAAGTTAGCCTTTAACCCACGCTTAATTTGTATCCGTGCCATTTAACTTCCCTTTAATTAAACGTGCCGCCATCTAAAATACCAACACTATTTCGCCAAATTAATGCGTCCGCATCATACTGCAAAATGTCTAAATCTAAAATGCCAGAAATTGCTACGTCATCCAAGTCTGCTAATTTACTTGCACCGCCACCACCGCCGCCACCGCCAAAGAAACCACTTACTTTAGAAGTAGGTAACTCAATTTGCGTTTCTTGACCATCAGTAAGTGTTATATAAAACGATTTATCGTCACGTTGTTCCACAAGCGCAATGCCAACACCGTCAGCACCATCGGAACCATTGCGGCCATCCCGACCATTATTGCCAGCAACACCATCAGCACCATCAGCACCGTCAACACCATTTCGCCCGTCACTGCCACGCAATGTTTCACGGTTGAGGTCAAACCATATATTGACGGCAGTTTGTATTTCTTCATCGCTAGGTGGCCTTCCCTGTGCGCCTTCTTTTCCGTTTGCGCCATCAATGCCGTTTGCTGGCTGGGTAATGTTGTCCCGTAACCAATTTTCAGCAGCGTCTTTAATTTGTTGGTCACTAATAGGCGTTGCATCGTCCCCGCGCTCCCCTTGTGGCCCTGCGTCACCTTGCGGCCCTTGTATCATTGCCCTTGAAGCTGCATCGTTGACACGCAAATTAAGCGCGGCAACAGCCTCGACTAGCGAGGTGACAATTTCCTCGCTGACAGCCATTTAGAGTCCAAGCCTCTGACGTATGTTGGTGATTAAGCTTTGTTCTGCCGCTGCATCTGCGTTGTCAGTTTCTGGTTCAAGCACAGCTTCTTGTGCAAAGGATGGGCCAGCGTCTGCAAGCTGCGCTTCGTATTCCTCAAACTCCATTTGCGGATTAACAAGTTCGCCGCGCTGGAAGTTGTCAAATAATACAGACAATGGCATTGCATCGTTTTGGTATGCACCAAGCAACGCTGATACCATCTGTGGAGCCATACGCGCTGCACCAAAGTCAGTGTTAAGGCTAAACTCTGCGTCTTGTGGTGCGCCTACCCACTCTGCCATCCAGTTAAGTGAGCGTTGTATAGCATCAGATGCTGAACGGCTGATAGAAGCCAGCACAGAGCGTTCACCCGCTGTCCGCAACTCTAATGTGCCAAATGCTTCTGCCGTGCGCTTATCGTCTGCCAGCATCCGTGCGCCAAGCACTGCCATGCGCTGTTCTTTGTCCTTTAGCGCCTGTTGCAAAGTCTTTAGGCCATCGCCCTTAAATTCTAGATACTCTGCTTTTGCGGAAGGGTCTGGAAATACCCATGCTGTCATTGAGCCAATGGAAAGCGTCTGGCCTTCTGCTAACTGCACGCCAGCTACATAAGGAGTAGGCAAGCCAGTAAAGTGCAAGCCATGCTCATAGTCTGCGCTGTTGCGGTAATGGGCAAGGTTGGTGTCAACAAGGTCAAGCAATGGTGGCTTGGTCACTGTAGACGCTACGCTGTTGGCTCCCAAGATGCTGAACGGGATATAGCGCATGGGCTTACCCTGTTGAAGCGGAAATACTTCTTCTAGCAGTTCGTTCTTGTCGTTTAATATACGGACGCGATAGCCTTGTTCCGTAAGGTCAAGCACGCGATACTTTATAAATTCTTCTGCCGTAAACTCGTCTTGGTAAACGTCCTCAACTTCACGCAGCACAACAAGCACAAGAGTTTCTGCGCCGTTGATATAGTTTGTGCGCCAGTTAATAATGCTTTCAGTTGAATACCAGCGCAAGAAGGGCCGCACGTTCATAGCCTCTGCCGCCGCTACCGTTAGGTCAATTGGCATATTAGACGGGTAATCAACCATTATGCCTACGCGACCAACAGCAATCTGTTGCTCAACTACCTGTTCGCTAAACTCGCGTAAGTTAATGCCTGACAGTGTAATGTCATCAGCAAAAGCATCTATGGCAGTTGGTAGCTTATAGGTTGGGTCTTTAGCAAATATCATGCCAGTAAACGCATCTAAGGTGCGCCCTGTGGCATTAAAGAACCCTGCACGCTCTTGGTATGCAATGTAGTCAGGGTCAGTTTGGTTAAGCAGTCGCGGCAAATAGTCATTGCCTGTATAGTCTGGGTTATACAAACTGCCAGCATACTTTGCGCCATACTGAACCTTAGCCCCGTATTTTACTTGCTGTATAAGCGCATCTCTGCCCTGTATAACATCACGACAACGCTGCCATTTATAGCGGTTAGCGTCGTATTCTTTGTGGAATGTATCAACGGCCATTTAAACCCCTGCAATTTGTGCAAATGAAACTGTTCCCCGACCAATACCATACTTATAGGCAATTAGGTAGCCAATGGCATCGTTTAAGTGGTCAAAGCCAGAAGTTTTGTCAGGCTCACCATTTTTTCCATAGATTTGGCGCTCTAAACACTCAATTAAAGTTGGGCATTTGTCAGGGTTTACAAACAATCTGCGCTCACCGTCCCGCAATATCATTTGGTTTACTGCAAGAACCCTGTCTTTGATGCTTGGGTTGCGGTTATGTGCCAGCACTGTAAAGCCAGCCGTTCGCAGTAGCGTTATATCTGACAGGCTGGCATTTACGCTCTTGGTCGCACTACCGCTGGCATCTGGATAAATAAATATTGGATGCCCTGCGTAGCGGTTGCGTATAATTTCTATAATTTGTGGCGTATCACGCGCACCTGTTATCTCATCCACAAAATGCGGGACACCATTACGCATTACACCAACTGCCGCGCTCATGTTCATAACGTTAAAGTCCATGCCTATGTGCAATGGTTCGCCAACGCCTATTTTTTCAAATGTTTGATTAAGCAGCCTGTCAAACTCTGCGTATATTGCGCCGCCTGTAAGGTTTACAAACTCACCGTCTAGGTATGCTGATAACAGTGCTGGCGGGTATGAGGCTGTAAGGTTGTCAATGTAGCCTTCTGGTAGGTTGGCTGCGTTCTCAATTGTCCGTGCTTTAAACAACTTATAGCCAGCCCCGCCATTCTTTACCCACCGTTCATAGACAAAACGAAAGCCTTCTGGTGTTGTTGCTACAGCGACTGTGTTTGGTATTGTGCTTTTCTGGCGGTTACGCGCAATCACTTTGTTCCATACGTCACGGGCTTTGTGGATAGGCAGGGTGTCAAGTTCATCGACTATGCTGTGCGCTACCTCATAACCAACAATGCGTTCAGAACGTTCCATTGTTCTAAAAATAATACGCCCTGCATTGGGAAACTCTATGTAACCTTTATGCTCATGCAATTTGTATGCAAAGCCACGGCGCTCTAACAGTTCGGGAAAGCGTTTAAAGGCAACGTCTGATACTAGGCCATAGGTCGGCAGATAGTAAGCAATGTCACAGCTTTTATCCATTGTCTTTAGCGCCATTGCCCTAGCCATAGCAGCGGCTGTCTTGCCAGAACCAAAGCCACCAACAAAGGCGGGAAAAGGCTCCCTACAGGTGGCAAATGCCATTTGAGTAGGGGTAAGACCCATTAAACAAACTCATGGATAGATGACGGTAGTTCCCTGTTGCTTACAATGCTGTTTTCAGTTGCAGCGCCAAAGGCCAGACGCGCAATCTTTTGTGCTGTGTCTACTACACTGGCAATAGTTCTTAACTCTGTCTCTGACAGTGTGTCACCTTTGCCCACCATAAGCGTTGCAGCGCGTGAACGTATTGCCCGTGCCAGTTGTATATCTTCATCATTCCATCGGGCTAATTGCGTTGCCCGTTCGTTCATCATTTCGTTAGCGGCTTTTTCTGTGACAATCAGTGACGCTTGGTTACGTTCTTCTATCCATTTGTTACGGCTTGCCCGTGCGCGTATGGCAGTTTCCTTAACGTCATGCTCTTTGGCTAGTGACGCATATGTGCCGCCGCCATTAATAAACTGCGTCTTAATACGTTCCCAATCAGGCTTCACTTTGTTCAACCTCTTTTTTTAATTGTATTTGCTTCTTGCTCATCCAAGACTTTTGGTATTCAGCGTTTTCAAATAGCTTACTAAATCCAGTAATGTGCTTCAAGCGTAGTAGTTCGTCGGCAGACATACCTAACTCATTGCATACGCCTTCATCACTCCACCCGTTGTCTAGCATTGAAAAGACCATGCTGCTCATACCTGTCACGCTATGCTTACCACGCGCTCTGTTGTGACGCACCGTTGATGCCATGCGGTCATTAATGTCTTTGTCTATTACCACCACGGGTAGTTTGCCATGATTGCGTGACTTAATATCGTCGTTGGTTTTACAGGTGAAGTATCTGTGAAACCCATCTACTATAACATACTTTTTACGTTCATCATCCCAAATCGTAACCACGGGCTGTGTGTAGCCATCGTGAAGGATAGATGTATACAGCAACCCCATCTCAATCTTTGCCACGCTGTTGGGGTTGTAGTCGTTAGCCTCAACGTCATTTATGTCCACCCAGCGCACAAAGTTGACAGGCTGCTCTTGCAATGGGCTTTCAAGGTGAATGTATTGCTTAATATCCTCAAGGAACTCTATCTTCTCCAAGTCCGTCATATTGGACATTTCAGCACTAATTATTGAGTGTATAGGATGCATGAACAAGTTCCCTTTTGATATATTTCATGTTGGCCTCTGTCCTTGGCCTGTTGTGCAACTGATTTTTCTTCCACTCTTTGTAGACAATCATAGGTGGGCTATTCAGAAAACCAGCCAGCTTCACAAACTCCCAATCATTTACCAGCAAGGATGATATTTGTTTCTTATGCAAATCCTCTGCAAAGTTCATGTCGCCGTAGTAGGCATCGTGCCTTGCCCACATTTTGACAAACTTTTCCCTGTTTTCTGGTATCGTAATTAGCTTTTCAGTCAGGTAGTCGCGGTATTCCTGCCATGATGCAAACATATACGGCAACTTCTGCACTGCAAACATTTCATCTTTTGACATATGCTTGGCTTGATTAATGCCCCCAAGCCTATTTGACAACGCTTCCCATGTGTCAGACTCTATTTCATGCAAAAAGAACAGGCTATGCACGGCAGTTTCATGGTGCAAGTTTGATACCCGCATTTTGTGCGGCGCAATGCCGTAGCGGTATAGTTCATCGTATATCTGGCAATAGTCCCAGCCGTTTGAGTGTATAGCCTTCCATACGTCTGACAGTGTCCAATCATACAACGGGTAAAAGGTGTAGTGTCCTTTTTTCTCGTTAAGCTTTTTGCCCCACGTTATTTCTTTGTATGTGGAACCAGATGTAAGGCCAGCCAATCTAGTTGGGCTTTCTTCCGCCCTTACGCCAGCAAGGTAGCAAGCCGTTTCATTGGGAAAATAATGTTCTAAGACAGCGGGAAACATATCGTGAAAGCGGTCAGTGCCAAAAACATTCTCTGTGACGCTAAAGCTTTCCTTGGGCCGCATCCAATCACCGCCCACCTCCCAGCACTTTAGCCACGGGTCATCCATTGACGTAGCGTTAAACAGCTTGATGGGGCATTGTATCCATATAGGCTCTACACGGGGGTCAGCCATTGCGATACGCATATACTCAATGGTCATGCGGTATTCAGCTTCTTGGTCTAGGAATACCATCTTTAGTGGTAGCTTACCGCGCTGCTCTGCCACCATTAGGGCAAGCTGCATTGTTACCGTGCTGTCCTTGCCACCGCTTGACGAAATAACCACGTTGTCAAAGTCATCAAATATGCGGTTTATGCGCTCCAGCGCAGCTTCAAAGACATTACTCTTTAGATAGATTTTCATTGAACCGCCCTATTTGTGAAGCCATAACTGTTACGCATTTACCATCAAAGTCAGCCGCCACAAATCTTTTGCCGCCTCCCCTTAAAAAGCTTTTAACTGACGCTCCATAGCCAGCCATAAACTCCCCCATTACAGCGTATCGCTTACCCAAGTTTTCACAAATAGCGACTGTGCTTTCATGGTTACCATTATAGCTGTCATTCCATACTGCCATGAAACCATCACCACCATTTAGTTTGGTATCAAAAACTTGCTTTGGCTGAATTAATTTTTTTAAAATTTGTAAACCAACAAACATATAAATTGGTTTATCAGTAGATTGCAAAAGCTGATTAAATGAATTTACCAATCTTTCATAGGGAAAATCATCAATTCCCGCTCTTTTGTTAAATACTTTTAAGCCATGCGGCCAAGGTGGTTCAGCATATAAAAAGTCACAGTTGTCAAATTGTTGTGGCAAACCATTTTTAATAAAATCATTCTGCATAATTATGCCATTAGGCAACTGTGCAAATGAAGTTGGCTTTACATCATTGAATGTGACGTAACCTTTTAGAAGGGCGCTGTGATACAGTTCCATGCTATTTTACAAACGTAAATGATTGTCTGTTAGTTGATGCCCGTCTTGGGTCTATCATTGATTTGCCTACTATGTGGTCAACTAAGCTAGGGCAGTTAATCCAGTATTTTTGTTTTGTTGACGCTAAATAATCTGCCACCATGCTATCCAGCGGATGTGACTTATGACCAATGTTGTCATATTTTTTTGAGAAACTTAAAATGCCACTTGATATTTTAGCTGGAAAATATGTGCATTGTGCCATAAGGTAATTGCGGCCAGCGTCCCATCTACTACCAATAGTCAAGTCTGTTTTTCTCATACTAAAAAATTGTATCACGCTGTCAGGTCGCTCCGCAATTGCTGACTCAATTTTGCTTTTAAAGTTACTGGCAAGAATAATGTCATCTTCCATATTAACAACAGCATCATTGCCAGCCATTTTTAGCGACTTAATAAAGCATTGCATTGCCCCGCCAATGTCATCAAAGCAAACCTCTACTTCTGGCAATTGGTCAATAAGCTGTTCAGCATAATGTCCACGCCCTGCACAGGTTCGCATGATGTATCTCATCGCATTGCCCTGTTAATAATCTCAACGTCTGCTACGTCTTTATCCATTGTCCAGTATTTCCACGGGCCAGCGTAAAAATAATAGAACGTGGTTCTAAAAAACCTTTCGCCTACGCTGTTGTCTCTCATAAATTTGGCAACTGCAAGAAACTCCTCGTCGTTGCCCCATTCTGATTTTCTAGCGTAGTAGTGTGGTATTTTAGGCATTGATTTTGCAAAATGCCATTCTTTTTGCGGTATTAACGCCTCTACAGTTTCTAAATCCATTTAGCCTCCGCTGTATTGGAATGTTTCAGCGCAGTAAGGACACATAACTTCCGTTGCCCTATTTGCTTTGTCTGACTGTAAACCGTCTATCTGCGAGGCCATGCTATCAGCGGCCCTTGAAAGTTGGTTTTCAGTAACACCGCTGTTTGTGAAAGTCGGTGTGTATTCTGGTGTGTATATTTCATTTAGCAGAGCGTCTAATTCGTCAGTGCTAAAGCCAAAGTTGGTAAAATCAAAATCAGCCAAGCTTTCAAGTTCAGCGATTAGCGTTTTGGTATCCCACCCTGCGTTGTCTGTGATTTTGTTATCAGCAATAACAAGTGCTTTTTTCTGGTCACTGGTAAGGTTATCAAGCACAATGCACGGCACTTCCTCAAAGCCAAGCTTCTTAGCTGCTAAGATGCGCCCATGTCCTGCTATGACGTTGTTTAGTTCGTCAATCAGTATTGGGTTAGTCCAGCCAAACTCTGTAACGCTTGCGGCTATTTGAGCCACTTGCGCGTCACTGTGCGTTCTACTGTTGGCTGCATAAGGTATCAAATTTGATACGTTGCGCGTTTCTATTTTTAGTTCTTCAATCATTTTTGCCCTCATGCTCGCACAGCTTGGCTAAATAATGCTGCGCCTTCCATAAATCTTCAATGCCGTTCTTATCACGATAGCGGGATAAATACTTTATGCAATTACCTTGCAAATATCCCGCAAAAGCTTCTGCTGACATCCACGCTTCCATAGCTTCCCACGGCTGCACTTCTTTTGAAGTGTAATGGCTTCCGCCTATTTGATGCTCATTAGGGTGCGTCATCATCGTTTTCATCTTCAAATGGGTCATAGCCTTTTAACATAGCGTCTACTGCTACTGCAATCGGGCCGCTAATGTTAACTTTGCCAGCTTCCATCTTGCGTATTGAAGTAGCACCAGTTGTTTCTGACAAGCGCAGTGCGTCAGCCATATCATTTAAACTGTAACCTAGATATTGTCTGGCTAGTTTAAGTTTGGATGGCGTCATGTTGACTACCTTTCATTTCATACATAGCTAAAGCTTTAGCAGCATCACGCTTATACATATTTAAAGCATGAACAATCGTGCTGTGGTCGCGCTGCATAATTCTGCCTATCTCTGTTGTTGAGTAGCCTTTGTCCCGCAGCATTACAACGCATTTTCGCCTTACTGCAACAAGTGCTTTGGTCTTTGATTTACCCAAAATATCTAAAAACGTAAAATCATATAGTTCTGCTATTGCGTCAATTTCTGCTAAATTTTGCGCTCTTGGTGTCACTTTAATTTCTCCCGATAATCATCAATTTGATGCTCTGCAATTTCACGCCAATTAACTTCGTTAAGAAACGCATAAGCATAGTCAAATGCAAATCCATGTCCTTGGGAATCAATTAACTCTATGGCGTGTTCGCGCAGCACAAGTCCTAAGTCATATGCGTCTAATTCATTTTTGCTTGCATAATCTGCGCCATCAAACATTTCTATATTTACGCGCCATGTCTGGTAGTTTGTCCAACCGCTGTAATTTTCATCAGTCATAAAATGTCTCCTGTTAGGGCGGTCAAAATTGACCATACATTACATTGCAATTCGCACTGCATTTCCTTGCTCTACTTCGTGCTGCTTAATTCCGTAAATGGTTCGGCTTTGCCCAACCACGCTTCTTGTCAAGCTGTGGTGAAACAGGCGCGAGGTTTCTGCGCCGTCTATTACTACGCCTGTCAATGTTGGAGCGCCGTTATATCTACCCCATTTGAGTTCACCTAAAACAAGCTGTCCATAAGGCTGCATATCAAAATTAATAGTTTCTGGAACTGGTTGGTTTGTATCTGCGTATATCATAATCATTTCCTTTTTAGCGAGGCCTTGCCTCTATTTATGCAAACGTAAATGCGGTTTCTTTGTAGCAATGTCCAAACCATCTTGGGAATGGATTCTCGCTTACAAGGTCATGCAAAAAAGCATATTCTGCATTGCCGTATTTATCAAATCGAAAGCATCTAGCATTAGGATGGTAGCTTTCACCATCGCCAACCTCAATAAAAACGCCATCGCGTAGGGTCGAAAATTTAACTAACATAAAACTTACTCCAAATGGCGAGGCCTTGCCTCTAGTTAAAAGTTAAAATCGTAATAGGCTCTGCGTCCAGCGTAGGCATTGCCGCCCATTTCAAAGGTTCTGGTTCCAGCCCGTTTCCACTTGCGCCTCACGTTACCTTCTTCGTCCAGCCACTTACGCAAGCTAATCTTAATCACATGGCCGTCAGCGTCTTGCTCGTAGCTGTAACGCTGTGCTTCTTGGTTGGAACAGTGCGCCGCAAATCCGCCAGCGTGAAATTTTAACTCCTCACGGTTAATCAGGGTGCATTTGTCAGCGCGAATAGTAATGGTGGTTGGTGTCTTTTTTACAATCGTGTAAGCAGTAACATCAGTCCATCCAGAAGCACTAACCCCATCGCCAATAGTCAAGCTGCTTATGGCATCTGCGTCAGCATTAATTTCTGCTGTGCGTTCTGCAATCCAAGGTCTGGTAATCATTGTCATTCTCCAAATGGCGGGGCAACTGCCCCTCGTTTTCAATATCCAATGACTAGCAGCAATCAATTATCTTGTCAAATGTTTTTTTCATTTATTATTATTTTTATCTAATATGAAAAAAGCTCTTGACATTAATATAGACCTGTGCTACTACATAATGTCGGCAAGGAAAGCTTGACCGATGGGGTTACGACCCCGCTCTTTGACAATTGAATAAAGGATAATACCAATGGAAGAAGAAGTTCTTTACATCGCACGAACGCCAGACCCAATTTACTGGTCGGCAGGGTGGCACAAGGACAGTGAGCTACACGCCATAGCTTCCGCAAGAGGAAACCACGGCGGCAGCGGTGACGTTTACCTAGTTTACCAAGGCGCTGTAGGCACTGAAGTAAACGGCATGGGACAATTTATTTGGCCCAAAGGTAAAAGTGAGCCAGAGTTATTAGCTTGCTATGATGCCGCTGGAAACTACCTTGGACAAACATTGAAAGATGTAGCAAAAAGGGCATTTGATGGTGATTATTCTGGCGACACGCTTTGCTGGGATAATTGCTTGAGTGATAACACTATAAACGAATTAAAGCGTTACGCAAAAGAACACGAATAATAAGATAGCCCTGCCGTAACTGGCGGGGCTATTTCTATTGTCTTGCGTGAGCAATAGCGGCCAGCGCCCATTCTTGAGGCGCTTTAGAATAGATTCCTTTTGACCAGCGTTGACGTATATCATCTAGTGATATCGCCCCTCGTTGATACTTAGCTAGGTCACACATCAACCTAGTCGCTGCGCTGTCTATGCTCCGCACCAATGTCTAGATTACTCCTTAGGTCTGCCAGCTCCTGTGCTGTTACATACTCTTTTGGTGGCTCGTAGTCACGCACATGAATTTGTATCAAGTGCTTGGCTCTGGCTACCCTGCGTCTGCGACCATAACCTTCCTCTTGCACTACCGTATCAATTTCGGCTGGCGTTGGCATAAACTTACAAGTCCGCAAAAGCTTAATGAACGCGCTGCGTAAGTCTACCAGCGGATAAATGCGAAGGGTCAACCAGTATAGTTCTAGCCGCTCTGTTTCTTCCTGCACGCTGCGCTTCTGGTTAGCCGTTGCTAGTGATAGCTTGGCAATCATAACGTCAACCTGTTCCCGCTCTGGCATTGGTGGCCGTGCGGCGTTTACAAATTGCTGCAATACCTCTGCCGACTTAGGGCCAATCACTGGCATTTCGCTGCCCATCAACAGTTCGTCTAGCTTGGCTGGCAAAAACGGCTCTAACCATTGCGTTGGTTGGCTCTGTGGAATGTTGGCTACTTCCTGCACTTTGCGTTCCTTTCGGTTCGTAAATATCAAGCCAGCCGTTTATTGTTGAACGGTCTAGCAGTTCGTTAATGTCATGTCCCGCTAAGTGCAAAGCCTCCAGCTTGTTCAGCGCCCTTGTCTTTGCTCTTTCTGTTAATGGGCGCTTGCGTTGCTTCCGCATCTCCACCCAACCCTGCCAAGCATCTATTGGCAACCAGAGGGGATAGCCTTCTATAATTACAACTGGTTTACCAACTGGTTTACTATCTGGTATAGGTCTGCCCTTCTGGTCAAATCCATTTGCCCCTATGGGCAAGTCCATCTGCCCTGTAGGGCAAATGGGAGAATACCACTTTGTTCGGTCATATTGGGACTTGTTATAACAGCCAACAGCCACCAGCCCATCGTCTTCCAACTTGGTCAATGCAGTGCGTATCTGCTTTGCTGTCATGTATGGAAAAAGTTCTTCAAATGCGGTTATGCTGTTATACGTCCACCACAGACCATCATGCTCATGCTTGCCGTTGGCGGCGTTCTTTTCTGCCCACCAAAGAATGTTCTGGTAGATAACGGCTGCGTTTACACCAACCTGTTTAGCAATCATCGGGTCAAAGCTGTGGCGGCTCATTGCATAACCCCTTGCCTTATAAATTTGGGGATTGTAGTAATCATTTAACGATGCCTTTCGGGGGTTAGGCGTTGTTAGGGCGGGTTGGTGCTTTTGTCATTTTTCGCATCACCCGCCCATTCTTATAAACAGCAAACGAATTAATAAAAGAGAATTTATCAATTATTTGGTTTCACGCAAATTGCGCTGCGGAAACAAAGCAATAAAAACTGCGCGGCGCAGCGGCCAATCACGAACAATGACACCTTTGACATCTTCTGTGATAGCAACACCGTTTTCAATATATTCAAAATCAGACTTGTAACCAACGCGCCGACCATTCTGGTGCTTCAATTGTCTGCCATTAATAATGAACCAATATTGCGGATGCACGGTTAGATTGCTTATCAAGCCTACCGCTTGTAATGCGTGAAGTTCATTGCAGCGCACAGCTTCGCGCTTACTGTCATGGGTATGCCCTTCATCGCATTGCATCTTTACTGCACGGTATTTGCCAAATCCCTTCATTTTTTTGCGGCTTGCTTCAATGCGACTAGGCGGTCAAGCGCGTGCTGCGCGGCCAGAAATGCGTTTAGCGTAGGCTCGTTCCTATGGCTTTTCCAATTTGAAAGCGTAACACGGGTCAATCCAGCTTCAGTTGCTATTTGATAAGCCCTGATATTGTGGCTTTTTGCCAGCGCATAAAGATTTTCAATAGCCTGTGCGGTATAGTTCATTTGAATTTTCTTTCTAGTTTTAATAAAAAACGCTTTTAATGTCCAAAAATATGCTTACAAGGGGTTATACAAAAAAACTAAGGATACGCAATGACACAAGAAAAATGCACAGTTTGCGGACATAACATGACCGAAGGCTTTGAGTGCCTACCGTGTGATTTTGTTGAAGCCGCAATCAATGCTGGCGCTTGCCACCCTAATTACGGTGAGCGGTTAGCACAATTAATTGGTGACGTTATGGCCTACAGAAATTGGGCCAAAGAACCAATGCAAATTAATTCACCCCGTTTTAAATAAGGAGAAGAAAAAGTGCCTGTTTATAAAAAACTTAATGAGGCAAGATTGGCGTTTCATGCCATGCCGTTAAAAAAGTCAGGACATAATAAATTTGCTGGCTACAAATATTTTGAGCTTGGTGATTTTTTAGTCCCAGCCCTTAAAATTTTTAATGATGTAGGGCTTTGCGCTGTAGTAAGCTTTGCAGAAAAATTTGCCTCAATGCACATTGTTGATGTTGAGGATGGGACACAAATTATTATTCACAGCCCAATGGGTTCCGCTAACCTTAAAGGTTGCCATGAAATACAAAACATTGGCGCTTGTGAAACATACAGCACCCGCTACCTATGGACAGCGGCACTTTGCATTGTTGAGCATGATGCTCTTGATGCTACAACTGGCAGCGACAAAGATGCTTTCATTAACGCACGGCAGTTTGCTGAACTACAGAACCTAGTCAATGATACCAAAACTGACCTAGAGGTTCTTTGCAAGCATTACAAAATTGACGCACTTAGCGAATTACCAGAGGCTCGTTTTGATGCTGTAAAAGCTGCATTAGAAAAGAAACTAGCATGACGGACGCTACTATAATTCAAAGAAGCCCAGAGTGGTTTGCAGCACGTTTGGGAAGCCTTGGCGCTTCCCAGCTTGCAGACGCATTGGCTAAGACCAAATCAGGTTGGGCGGCTTCACGCGCTAACTTGCAAACCAAATTAGTTCTTGAGCGCCTAACGGGTCGCCAAGAGGAAAACTTTTCTAGCACTGCAATGCAATGGGGCGTTGATAAAGAGGATGACGCTAGAACGGCCTACAGTTTCTTTACAGGGCGTGAAGTAACAGAGGTGGGCCTATACAAGCATCCTACCATTGTTGGCTCTCACGCCAGCCCTGACGGGCTTGTAGCGCATGATGGTTGCCTTGAAATAAAGTGTCCTAATAGCCTTGCACATATTGAGGTGCTCAAAACAAATCAAATTGCACATAGATACCTACTTCAAATGCAATGGCAGATGATTTGCGCTGACCGCCAATGGTGCGATTTTGTAAGCTTTGACCCAAGGATGCCAGACCACCTTACGCTTTACGTCCAGCGTATTGAGCGTGACCCTGTAATGGAGGTGTATCTTGAGGCAGAAGTTTCACAGTTTTTAAAAGAAGTAAATGAACAATTAAACGCATTAAACGAAAGGGTAGTATCATAATGGCACAGATGGAACGAGTTTTATCGCACCTTAAAACTAAGAGAACAATTCAACCATTAGAAGCATGGCGTGACCTTGGCATTTATCGCCTTAGCGCCGTGATTTATGACTTGCGGCAGGAGGGCCACAAAATAGATACAAGGCGGGTTGAAGTGGTTAATCGTTTTGGTGAGCCAGCTCTTATTGCGGAATATAGCTTAGAGTTAGAAAATGCTTCCTAACCGCATTGCCAAGAAACCAAAACGGGCATCTAGGTGGCGTTCAATAGGACACCTTAATTTTATTAGGGGTTTTCATTGCAGCATAAATGGCTGCGAAGATATGCCTATTGAATGCGCCCATGTTCGTTTTGGCAGCGGGACAGGCATGGGACAAAAGCCAGATGATTGGCGAGTAGTCCCATTATGCCGAACGCACCATATTCAACAGCACAGTGTTGGTGAGCAAACATTCTGGAAAGGCGTTGACATAGAAGCCTTGATTGAGGCGTTTTGCAAAGCTAGTCCAAAAGCAAAAGAGATTAAGGAGGCGCGGAGTTAATGACACAGACTGTCCACATTAGGGGTGACTATCAACGTAGGTTAGCACATCAGTTAATCGACAAAGCGCCATTAAATGCGGTAGTCAAAGTGTCACCAGAAAAAAGAACGCCAGCACAAAATGATAAAATGTGGGCGATGCTTTCAGATGTAAGCCGCCAAAGACCGCAAGGCCGAAAGCATACGCCAGAGGTTTGGAAAGCAGTGTTTATGGCATCTTTTGGCTATGAAGCAAAATTTGAACATGATTTAGATGGTAGGCCGTTTCCCATAGGGTTTAGGACTTCACAATTAACCGTGCCGCAAATGCGCGATTTAATTGAGTTTATTTACGCCTACGGAAGCAAGAACGAAGTCAAGTGGAGTGAGGAATATTAATTATGACTTGCAACGCATATTTAGACGCAACAATCAATTAAGGAAAAGATAATGCAAAATATTACTATATCAGGAAACGTAGGCAAAGATGCTGAATTACGGGACACCCGTGACAGTAAGGTTCTAAGTTTCAATGTTGGCGTAAAGAACGGATTTGGCAAGGATGCTGGAAGCGTTTGGTATCGTTGCAGCTTATGGGGCAAGGCGGCGGAGTCATTTTCTGGCAGTCTAAAAAAAGGAACCAAGGTGTTTATCATTGGCGACCTTGTTCATGATGAATATGAAGGTAAGCCGCAATATAATGTGCGCGTTGGTAGCATTGATACGGGGCCGCGCTCTGATGCTGGCACAAGCAATTCAACAGCCATCATTGACCCTAACAGTTCATGGGACAACACAAAGGATTTAGATGATGACGTTCCATTCTAAAATGCCAGTAAAAAAACGAAGTGAATTACCTAATCGTATTAAAAAAATAGAGCAGCCAAGCGAGAGTTTGGAGCGCCTTTATAATCAAGCAAACACAAAAATTGCTGAAAGCACAAAGGCTCTTTTGAAAGCGCAGCTTATAGCTGGACAACATAACCTTACACGCGAGTCATTTGTAATGATTGCCGAAAAATATGGCTGGCAATATAGGCTTTTAAATAATTTATTTCTCTAGGAATATGGCGGGTTGCAGGGCGCTTCCCGCCATAATCGTTATTATTATGAAAAAAGTTCTTTACATATAAAACAGGCTTCGCTAGTAAATGGATATTGACAACGAGGGGCAACGCCCCGCCAATGTGGAGAAAGTTAATGATTGTAAATGTTTGGTATAAAGACCGCGAAGAAGGTTTGCAGCAAGTTGCCGCTGTTTATGCACCTAGCCACCAGATTGGCTTTAAGCACCACCCACATGAAGACGCTCTTGAATATGCGTTTGCACGGACACAAAACATTTTTGGTTCTTGGAGCAAGCCAGAGTATTTTCCAAACGGTGAGCGCAACGAAGATTACAGCCCTAACGTGACACCAGCGCCACTAGAAAGTGACCTTGGACACCGCTCCTCAATGGTAGGCGATATATTTACCATTAAAGATGACGCGATGTATGTTTTTGTTTGCGATAGTTTTGGTTTTAAACTTGTTAGCCGCACGGAGTTAAGCGCATGAGAAAAGTCCTTACCGTTGAAGAACGCCGTGAGTTTTACAAGAAGGTAACTGAAAGCCTCATGGAGCTCATGAAAAAAGAAGGCTTAGACGCTGACGTAGATGTTGCAGATGATGACTACGATGGTGGCCGTTATGATTTTTATACGACAAGGGGTGTAAAATGACTAAGATAACAAAGCTTCAATTTTGGGCAGTGACCGCATGGCTTACCCTATTGATAATTATGCTGGCAACAGAAAGGACATTTTAAAATGACTCTTATAGAGCTTAGAAATGTAGTCGCTAACCATGTAGAAATGACGCATGGCAATGTAGAGTTTATCCGCCAAATTAGAAATGGTGAGCAGGATGATGGCCCTTTCATAACAGGCGCTTTGGCAGTTTGGGCAAAGTTCATGGAAGGCTTACAGCCAGCACCAGAGGTATTGGCAGATGATTAAGGCAAAACAAGCAGCGCCTTTAGGCAAGACGTATCGCGTATCATCTGACAGCGCATGGCCGCTTAGAGGGTTGGATGGCAAGACGTTTGCAGAACGCCGTAAAGAACGGGAGCAAAACAAATGACCGCAGACAACTGGCTTTTTTTATTGGTCATATCAGTCTGGACGTTGACCGCTTATCTGATTGCGACAGCCCCTGATACAACCGCGCAGGAGCGCAAAGAAATGGAGGAAGATTGGTGGGAATAATTCACCGCATCATTGATTGGTTTATAGACCGTATGTTTATCAATCATAAGGATTGGGAACAATGAATATCAAAGAATTGGCTGAAGGAACATCTGGGCCTGTTCGCGCAGCATTGCTGGCATTGGAAGCAAAGGTAATGATGCTGGAGCATGACTTGGCAGAAGAACGCGCCAAGAATGACCCTCTGGCGGATGTGTTAAAAGATTTTGGCGGGTTTATGCCAGATGCTGATGACTTTCGCGCTGCACTAGATGCCCGTGGTCTAGAGATAAGGACAAAAGCAAATGACCAATGAACCCCTATCTAGATGGCAAAAAGGATTTAACAGCGGCGTTGAAGAAGCTGCCAAGGCGCTAGAAACTGATGCCAAACAATGCGACTGCTTTGCCCGTAATGAAGGCGAGTGCGGCTGTGGCGCATGGTGTGAATGGAAGTCTATAACATCAGCAAGGGCTGTGGAGATAGTCCGCGCATTGCAAAAGAAATACTAAGCGACCTCAAGCATTTCAGTGGTAATCATTACCCTGCCCACAGCGCCGTATTTTTTATGATAAGTAATAGCCCATGCCGCCCTGTCTGCTATCCAGCCACCACGGGCGGCGTAAGCGTCCCTAGCAGCAAGAGTTGGATGCTGGACTACCGTAACCCCATTATACTCTTTTTCGTCCCTGTGGTGGCGATGTCCGCAATGTATCTCACGGCGAGTAGTCCTGCCCCATTCTTGCGGAAACTGTGCTGCAAACAAAAGAGGTAGGCTTTCGTTTTTAACCTTGTGACCGTGATGAACGCCAAGCATTGTAGCGCCCCACTCAAAAACGTAGAATGGCAAGACGCTATCGCTGACAGTAATGCGAGGTTCTTCTTCATAATGCACTGCAAACAAATCTGACAGCCAGCCGCTGCTTTCCTCATCGTGATTACCCTCTGCAATAATCAAATGAACATTTTGGTGGCGTTCCAATGACATTGCTACCAGTGAGCGAATAACCCGAATAGCTGACTTGCGAAGTTTAGGAAAACGGGTGTCAGCATCTAAAACATGGCGAGACACTGGAGTTACTGGTATCTTGCCATCTGTATGAAGAAAGTCACCTTGGATGTTTAGGACAGCCGCATGAGCTTTAGGGCTTTGGTTTATCATTTGAGCCAAGGCAGCAACAATAGTTTTTTCTGCAATTGACACATTCCAATCACTGCCACCTTCTTTATGCCACGCCAGCATTCCAAGATGGTAGTCAGTAAACGTGTAGAGGTTGCACAAATGCTCCTCACAGCCCTGTGGGGCAACGATAGGCGTTGCTGGGTCTATGTTACCCTTAAAGCCTTCAACGGCCTCTCGCATGGCCTCTACAAGCGCCTCTTGGCTAAGTGATGCTTTAACCCATTGTCCCGCCGCTTTGCCTTCAGCGTTGTAGTAGGTGGACACGCCTTTGGCGACAAAGCCTTCT